CTACCAATCTTTTTACTTGGCTTTTTAGTGTTTTGTTTCATTTTCATCTCTCTTCTCGTGATAAACTAATACAAGAGCTTCACAGTTAGGACAAGATAAGTTAGTCAGTAATGAGTGCTCTTCAGAGTCCATAGTCTCTACATCATGGTCTCCACCCCAAATTAATTCTGTGTTACATGCCCAACAATTCATGATCGTTTTTCTTCCAACCTTTTCCTTTCAATATTTTGTATTTTTTCCATCTTTTTTTTCAAATCGTAAATTACATCTGTTAAACCATCTATCTTTTGAACATAATCATAGTTTTCAAAATTAGCATGATACGTTATTTTGGGTGTTTCGTTATCCCAATTATAAGAAACGCTTAACATTTTATGTCTAGTCATTATTACACCTCCTCTCTAGAGTAATCGTAATTATTTTCTGTTTCAACTATTTCTTCATAGACCTTCTTTGAGTTACTGAAGCTGAAGAACTTCTGACCTATATGACCATAGATACCTTGCTCTCTAATCTTTCTAGTAATTATTTGAGTAGAGTTATCTTCAAAGTCTCTATGCACCACTAGAGCGGCATCACTCATATTTGCCCAATGTGCAGAACCACTTACTTGATATAAATCTGGTGGTGGAACTACGCCACTATCATTCCTCTGTAGTTTATGAGGATGAGCTACCATCCAAACTACTAATTGATGGTTTCTTGCAAACTGCTGACACTTAGCAATTATATCTCTTATGTGTTCGTCTTCTCTTTTAGCATAATCTCTATTAGGACTGATCTGATTAAATGGATCAATAACTAAACCCTTGATACCAAATCTCTGCTTGGCTACTTTCGCCTTACTCAATATGAACTCAATGTCTGGGATTTCTTCTGTGTTCTCAATAAATTTAAAATGATTATCCAAGAACTCTATGCCACTGTTAAGTTCGTCTTGAGATATTCTAGCATGTAAACCAATATCAAATGGCTTTCTGCATCTTTTCTCTAATAATCGCCTTATGTGATTAGGAGTTGAGTGCTCTGGACTAAATACTGCAAAGTTCCATCCTTCATTCTCTGCTAGATTTAATAATATTTGATCTAAGAAGTTACTCTTACCATGATTATCTGCACACTGTCGTGATACTCTTTTACTCCATGCAATCCCTGGACGGGGAACTCTTCTGCATATTGTATACATTCTTGTAAAACTTGTATACCATCATTGATAAGGCACTCGTTTGCATCTTTGCATTGCCAATCATCAATTCTAGGGAAATTGACAACTTTACAAATGTCTTTACCAAATCTATGAATAATCTCCAACCTCAAAGCCTTGCCATTTTCATCAGCATCTGTGGCTACAATAACTTCGTCTGCATCAAAAATCCATTTAGAGTGTTCAAACGCCATAAACCTTTTATCATCAGATTTAAATTTTGCTGTTTGAGGTGCACCATCTGGTAGACTTACTACGTTTTTAAACCCAGCTTCATACAATGCGAGTACATCCATTTCGCCTTCTACAAATATAACAGACTTAATCGCAACATCTTCCCAATGTTTTTTAAGCATATCTATATTATACAAGCACTTAGTCGCATTCTTCTCTTGCAAGAACTTCTTATCTTTCGTTCTGCTTTTAATATTAACAATGTCTCCATCTAGATAATATGGGAAACATAGCTTTTGATCTTTAGTAAACAACTTAAATGTTTCTGCAGTCGCTTGTGATATCTTTCTATTCTGTAACCAAGCTAAAGAGCCATGAGATAAGTCGTGGTTTGCATTTGATACTATAGGTATTGGTGTGGCTAATCTTGGCATTGGTTCGGCAGCCTGAGTAAATCTATTATTATAAGAACCTTCTTTAACGCCACCAGTCCAATCACAGTGATGACACATCCAAAGAATCGAGTCATTTGCTACTGTAACTGATAGACAAGGGTCGTTCTTCTTTTTTCTATGTGGAGAACAGTTTGGGCATCTAGTTCTATGATCTCCCTCATAGTATCCATTTAAATGTATTCCTTGCTCTTGTGCTTTTTCTATCATTGTTTTTTCATTTTTGTTCATCATTTGTTTATCCTACTAATAAGTTTAAGTTTGTTTTTCGTTGTTTTGGTTGCTCTACATCGTTGTATCTCTTTTGAGATAACCATGTCTTTGCATGAGGAATAAATTTTTCATCTTTCCCCGCTTGCGACTTAGCAAATAATACTGTTCTCTTCAGTAATAATTCAAAGTCGATTTCTTTATTTTTCATAATAACATAAAACTTTTGAGAAGCTCCAAATTTATTATCATTTGGTCTATTGGGATATTCTTTCCAAAATATCTCAAATTCCTTACTATATTCTTTTTTATTATGATAGGTTATTGGTGTTGCATTTTGCATAGGGGGTGGGGTGGCAATTTGCGACTGGGTATCTATAAGCAACTTATATATGTTACTTGTCTGTCTGTGATTATTGTTTTGAGTAAGCTGAAACCTTTTCTCAACTTCAATAAAGTTTAATTCTTTTAATCGTTTAAGTGAACGAATAACTGTGTCTGTACTGCATTCGCATAGCTCTGCTATCTTCTTATGTGAAGGATAACAAGTGTTCTCTGCATCAGTAAAGTTCGCCAATATAATTAATATTAGTTTATCTGTAGAGTTACCTACTTTGACTTCTGATGCCCATTTTAAAGCTGACCATGACATATAAGCTCCCCTGCTAATAAATCTCTGTTATAATTATTGGTGGATTATATGTAGCTAGAATTTTCTTTCTAAGCATATAATCTCTAGTCTTAGTTACCTTAGACTTTACATCCTCTACTATTGTTTCACTGCCTTTCTTATATCTAAAATCTGCAGTGTATCTTCCTATCTTAACGCCATTTACCATAAGATCAAACTTTGGATGCAATTCTAAATCATTTATTTCTTTTGCTTTAAGTAAATACTCTAGCTCTACATACCTTTTTAATTCTTTCTTACTGTCAAAAACCTCACCTTTATAAGTCTGCTTGATGGCGTTGAATTTGTTTCTCGTAAAAGTCATGCCCATTCACCTCATTATTAGTAAAATCAAATATAATCTTAGCTTTGTTATATCTAGGCAAAGTTTCACCTCTACTCCATTTTTCAACATTCCTAAACGAAACGCCTATCTCGTCTGCAAATGACCTATAGTTGTAGCCATTCCTTCTAATCCAATCTTGTAATTGCATTTGTTACTCCATAAAAAAATACACACTAAAACAAAATAAAAATAATGTAAACTAAAAAAACTTATAAAAAGGGTTTGACACACATTTTAAATGGGAGTAGAAGTTAAGTCATGGGTTGTCGATGAACTCGACCATGTACTTAAATGTATCGCAGTATACATAAGAAGTGAAAAGGGAAACATGGCAATCCACATTAACGAATAACGAATAAGGAGATAAGATGAAAAGTAATAATCCATTTAAAACTCATGGCATTGAGCATTTATCCCCAAGTAAAATAAATTTATGGGTATCAGACCCAGCTTTATTTATAGCTACATATTTATGTGGCATGAAGGGATCATATGGTGTAGGTGCATTTAGAGGTAGTGCAGTAGAGCACGCCTTAGAGAAAAAGTTATCTAATAAAGACTTTCCACAAAAAGCTATAGATGAATTTTTATATGGCTCTTTTGATAAAGAGTGTGTTGAGCACAACATATCTGAAAACAATGAGAAGCTAATTAAAGAAAGAACTGCATTAGAGCTATACTATAATTCAGCGTTAGACATATATTCTGAATTTGGTACGCCTACACATTACCAACATAAAGTATATTATTCTATACATGAAGACTTACCTATACCATTTCTTGGTTACATAGACTTTGTTTATGAGGATGCTATTAGAGACTTGAAGACTGTTGGCGTTAGACCATCTAAGTTTTCTGTAGCACATCAAAGACAATTAGCAGTTTATTCTAAAGCATTTCCAGAAAAAGAACTGTGGTGTGACTATGTAACTAAAAAAGAAGCACTGTCTTTTAAAGTACAGAATGTAGAACAACGCCTAAAAGAAGTTATTAATATATCTTTTGGGTTACAGAAATTCCTAAGTATCAGCGATGATCCTTATGAGTTAGCATCCATGCATCATCCTAATTATGATAGTTGGATGTGGAGTGAAGAAATGAAAGAAAAATCAACTAAAATTTGGAGTAACAAATAATGAAGTACCAATCAGATAAAACTGACTTAGTATGTCAAGCTATAGAAGAGGCAAGAGTTGAGTTCTTACCTCTAGAAAAAAGTGGTGTTAATAATTTTTTTAAGAATAAAAAAGGTGACCCACACTTATACAGTACATTAGATAATATTTTTGATGCATGTATGCCAGCCTTATATAAGCACAAGTTATCAGTAGTATATCAAGTGCAGATTATGAGCACTGAAACAAGTTTAGAAAATGTGCTTACGACTACAATTACACATTTACCTTCAAATCAATTTATTTTATCTGCAACTACTCTAGGCAATCAAACTGCCAAGAGCCAAGATGTAGGTTCTGCTATAACTTATTTAAGAAGGTATCAGATACAAGCCATGCTTAACCTTGAAGCTGACTTTGAAGATGATGGCAACTTAGCATCTGGAAACAAAGCTAATGAAACAAGCACAGTAAATGGAATGCCAAAAAGACAATATGTCCTCTTTGATGCGAAAGGAAAAATACATAGTAGAGTAAATAGTTTTATTACCTATGTGAAAAGCCTTAACGAGCAAAGCATGAAAAAGCATCACGAATGGGCATCAGTTACAATTATTCAGCTACAAGACATGATTGCTTGGGCAGAAGAATTGCCAAAAGAGCATAGCAAAAACGCTAACTCAATGATTACAAAATGTAATAGTTTAATTAAATTTATTAAGGGAGAATAACATGCAAAGAGATAATACAAATTCTGGTATATTATATAAAAATACAGATGAATGGAAAATCATTCAACAAGGTAAATTAAATCTTGAGGGTGAAGAGCATAGGATTATAGGCGTAAGTCGTAAGAATAAAGATGGTCAGCCTATGGTAGAACTTTATAGAGCGATTGGCACATTAAAGGCTAATGCTGATAAACAAGGAGAAAAGTCACCAGATGCTAAAGGCGTGGTTAATAAAATCATGGATAAAGGTGCTATGACTATATCTGCTTGGAAAGAAACGTCAGAAGCTGGAAACGCTTACACTAGCTTGAAGACTAGAGAATTTACGTCTGATCAAGGTAACTCTATAGATAATGATCCAAATAGTGAAAAAAATGTAGTTAACAAAGATGAGGAGATTAACGATGAAATACCCTGGTAAATTATTAACAATATCTTCAGTATTACTTGTTACTGCTTGTAGTAATCAGCCTAAACCTTTTACTGATAAGTTTAGAGCTAAACACAATACAGACGTAATAGTGGAGAAGAAAGTACACATGATGCATAGGCAAGAAGTTATTAACGCCATAGAAGATTGCAAGACTGCTAATCTGCGACCCGTATTGTTCTATAGTACTAGATATGTAAACGATAGACCAGTTCCAATGATTGCAGATATTACTTGTGCACCTAGATCGGGTTACTAAAATGCTCATACCAAAAACCAAAAAGATTAAAAATAAAAAACATTTAATTTTTGTTTCTAATCAAAGATGTTGCCTTACAACAGTCTCTGCTGATTGGTGTAATGGCAATGTCCAAGCACATCATTTACTCAAGCCATACTCTGGCAAAAGGGGTATGGGAATGAAAGCTAGTGACAATAATGTAGTTCCTCTATGTTATGGTCACCATGCAGAGTTACATGACAAAAATGGTGATGAAGATAGTTTTTGGACTACTTACAATCTAAGTGAAGATTTTGGTAGAGAAGTAGCAGAATATTGGTGGAATTTATCACCTTATAACGAAGAAAGATTTAAAAAATGAACAAACAAATAATAACAGATGAAGACGTTTCTAAAGCAGTAGACTATCTTAGAGACACTGCAGAAGAAGCCGCCAAGAATAAATCAGAAAGAATATATCTAGAGGAATATAGAAAATCATTAAAAGCAATGATTATGAAAGACCATCTAGAAATGTCTGTTTCTGCACAAGAAAGAGAAGCCTATGCTAGTGATGAATATCAAAAACATCTTAGAGCTATGCAGATTGCAATAGAAAAAGATGAAAGGCAGAGGTTTATGAGAATAGCCGCTGAAGCTAAAATAGAGGCGTGGCGTAGTATGTCTGCTAATTACAGATCAATCAAATTGTAATTCCATAGTTTCTCAATCACTCTATGGATAGAGGTGGGTAGGTTTTTCCTTTCTAGCCTACCTACCTTGTAATAAAAAACATTTTAAAAGGGTTGACATATGTATATACATATATTATCTTAATTAAATAGTCGTTTTGAGAGTTGCTCCCAGTTCTAGACTTTAAACAAAACTGAAATTGCGAGACATTTTCTTAGTGGGTTTTGGTCTTTAAATAAAAACTTCACTACAAACGATTAACAAAACTTGGAGAAATATATGACCAGAGAAAGAGCAAAAAAAATTCTTACAAAACGTGCTGAAGAATTTTATGGGAAAACATTAGATTGGTTAATTAACCAAATGGATAATGGATTTGACGAAAACAATACCATTACTACTTGTTACAATATTTATAAAAACAACGATCAACAAAATTAGGAGATACGACATGAACGACTTACTTAGAGATGGTGCTACTTTAGAAAGAATAGAGAGTGATCTAAACTCGCACAGAGCACTATATGGTGCAGATGATTACTTCCTTACTCAAGCTCTTAAAAATATTAAAAAGATGTTAGCTGAGAAACATAAGCTAATTGAAGAGCAAACTAAAGCTGATGAAATGACATACAAAGAGTATGAAGGGTTCATGCAGAACAAAGGTTTTGATAGCAATGTTGCTTAGTATCTTAAAATTATTGGGGGTTAGCTTCTGCTATAGCCTCTATGTTCTTTTTTTATTATCTGTTTTGGTTTGTATGCCTAATTGATAATGCTTGTTATTACGATAACTTTGGAGTTTAAGCATGAAGGTAAAGGAATTTATAAAATCTATGGAAAGTTGGA